CTGAAAAATGTGGATTCAACGCCGCTCACGCTTTTGCTATCCATTCTACATACGATATTCATATGCGCGACGTGGCTGATATTTTCACTAGGCATGGTCTTATGACCATGACTGTTTACATGTATTTCACCACTAGGTTGTATCCCGGCGGCTATCGGGATCCCTATCCTTTTTTTAACGTCACCGATGATGGTGAATACATGTTATTTTCCATGAATGATGAGTCCATACCGTACAAGCACGCAAAGAAAACTTGGCGTGATTGGATGACTACTACCATCATCCGCACTGATCACTTTAACATCGTTTTCGAAGTTGTACGAAGTTACGGCCCGCTTCGCGTTATGCGTCTTGTCCGTGTGGCCAATGATCGCGAGGACGGTTGCCTCGCCCGGAATGTGCCCCTGAATCAGATATTCCCGAATTCTATTCTTGTGCCTGATATGTACGACGCCATAAAGAAGAATTTTCGCATTCAACAAAGCGATTTGCATCACTTCGTTGTGCCCGAGAACGTGGCGGGCGCCATTATGGCTTACGCTGAGCGCACAGCGGACGAGGGTTACCGCTACCATGAGCTTGCAACTTATGCGAGCGGTTTAAGGCGTCGCATTGTCATTGGGTCAACCCAGTTCCAGGACCCTTGGGACGTGCACATTGAAGATTATCACCGCATAATAATATCTTTATTTGTGCTAGGAGCTATTGCTCGGTCTGATCGTACTAAAACTATCTCAGCGGCCTTCAATGAGCTGAAGTCCAAAATCCCGAGCATACCTATTATATCAAAGATCTGGCGTAAAGCCACTAATCGTGTTCATGATATCGTCCGGGATTTTCAGGTTAAACATTCCGTTGAGGGCTTGGTTGCTGATTCCAAACCCGTTGACAGAATGGGCTTTTGGTTCCACGAATTCCGTATCGTCTCTCTACCTGTTTTGGCTGTCGATGAACAACATGACTTCGTGGTGCCAAAACCAGCACCTCTCGGCTTAAAGCGTGAACTACCGTTTGGTGGACCAACTGCTCCGCCAAAAAATGCCGTAACTGATGTTGGTAAGGGCCTTGACCCTTTACCACATTGGTCATGTTTTAAAAATAAGTCTGTGCAGGGTCACGTGGACATTACAGCTCCTGCCGGATTGTTTACACCTCGGCTTGTTGGGTTTCGTGTGCGCAAAATTCGTAACCCCAACGATTTTGACGATTTCTTCCGACGACCCTTTGAAACCAATCGTGTTGCCCAGCAGATCTACTACACCGACCAGCGTTGCACAGGCGAATCACAAGTTAAAATTGTTGCAGCGCCGATGTACATCTACCACAGGTATTGTTACAAGGTTAACCCTGTTTACAACGTGCACGATTACTTCCCTCATGACTGCCGCGGCAATTTGCAATCGATCGACGGTTTTAACCATGACGATGGTGTTGTCCGATATGATCGGCAAACGCTTATTACAACAGGTGAGCCAGGTAGAGGTTGCGTGTCTCCCAAAAATATCAAGGTTTCAACCAGACCTGCACCTGCGCCCAATAGTCGCGTTGCCTATCCAGAGCATTTTGTTGCCGGCCATTGTGCCATACAATCTCTGTATCACGCGGCCAACGTACGCACTACTATCGCTACGTGGATTGAGGATATACATTTAGAGCTACTTCGGTATGTCCATGTCAACGACACCAATTTGACTGTTCAGAACGTTGATGACTACATATTCCGCGGTGTGTTCATGACTTCTGATGTGAGCTCAATTGCACTTGAAGTTGCAGCACGTGCTTTTGGATACCATCTCATTGTTGAGGTTTTCCAGGCTAACAAAATCGAATATCCTTTTGGA